CACCGATATGACCGTCGGGCAGCAGCTCGGCGGCACGGCTAAGGCCGTTGAGGACGCCGCGACGTCGATACCGGTTGTGGGCGACATCATTAACGCCCGGCGCGGGGAGAGCCTGATTAACGCTAACAAGGCCGCGTTCCGCGAGGTAGGCGGAGATGGCTTGGGCTACGGCAAGGACGCCCTAGAGGAGCTGAAGAAGCGCCGGAACGACGCATACCTGAATGCGCTTGGTGGCCGCTCCTTTGATCTGAACAACCCCGAGTTCACGCAAGAGATGGCGGACGCGCTTGTCGCGCGCAACACCCTCACCGACGAGTTTAAGCCGCAGTTCGACACCGCAGTCGCTAACAGCCTGAGCGGCACCTCAATCGGCGACACTGGCATCATGATGGGTGAGGGCTATCAGCAGGCCCAGCGGAAACTTACCAGCTACAAGCCCAAGCGGGGCACCGGCTTCGAGCAGGACTTCCGCAACGCTTTGAGTGGTGTTGGCACCACGCTTCGCAATCAAGTGGAGCGCGACGCCCCCGAAGTTATCCCAGACCTTCGCGCAGCGGACACGATGTATCGCGGCGAGAATATACTGAAAGACGCAACGGATCGCTCGCGTTTCGACGTGCTCGGTTTGGGCGGCGACGTGTTCCGCCCCGGAGATCTCAGCGCCGCCGTACGCACAAGCGGGAAGCGCTATGAGGGTGAAGTTCCGCTGGATGATTTTGCGGCAGCAGCGCAAAACGTGCTGCCGTCCAAACTCCCCGAAAGCGGCACGTTTCGGCGTGCTGCGATCGGTGCGCTGACAATCGGCGGTCTTGGCGGAGTCCTCGGCGCGGGTTCTTCCGTCGGGGGCGAAAACAAAGCCTCTGACATTGTCCAAGGCGGCGCGGAGGGCGCAGCCTTGCCGCTCGCCACGATACTCGCGCTGTCTGCGGGCGGCTCTCGCAAAGGGCAGCGCGCTCTCAGCAAGTTGCTCTTTAGTCGGCCCGAGGTGGCTAGGCGACTTGGCACTCTTGCCGAAAAGTATGCACCGAAAGGCAGCCCCGCCCTAACGCCGGTTTTTGTGCAAGGCGCTGAGCCCGACGACACCGAGGGCGTCTTCTACGACGCGGAGACGAACACCATCCTGCTGCCGGACGGAACCCGCGTTGACACCAACGGCGATCCTATCGTGGGCATGGCTCTCGGTGGGCGCGTTAAGCTTCCCCCCGCTAGAAACCGCGCAGAACTAATCAACAGGTATCGCTAGTGGCCAAGAAGCCGTCGTTTCTTGACCAGCTATACCCCGGCAGGGCTTCCGTCGATACGGATCCCTTTGCCGTGCCAGTGGGATCCGTACTGGAGCGCCTCACGGGCCAGAAGACGTTGCCAAAGGGCCGGCGGCGCGACCTGAACGTCCGCATAAGCCGCGCGCCGACGATCTCAACGCCCCGCCCGAATACGTTGCAGCGGGTCTCCGACGCGCTGCGCACCGTCGGCACCGGGGGCGTGGGGCAGGCCCTCGACGCGGGCGAGGCGCTGACGGGTGTCGGGAGCCTGTACGACAGCGCCATTCGGGGCGCGCGCCAAGTGGGCTACGGGGACGCCTACACGGACAACCCGGACCTCCAAGAAGAGGACGCGCGGAACCTAATCATTAACGGCCTGTTCGGGGCCGCAGGGCCTCTGGGCAAGGGCGCTCTGCGTGTCGCCCGCCGCATCCCCGGCGTGGACAGCGCCGTGAACCGCGCCGTGAACTACCTTCGCGAAGTGCCCGGCGGCCGGCTGGTGGACCCGGATTACATTGAGGGCGCGTTCTCCGTCCGGCCGCCTGCTGCGGCCGAGATGGCCGTGCCGCGCCTGACTGGCCCCGCGCCGGCTGTGGCTGAGCTGGCCGTGCCGCGCCTGACTGGCCCCGCGCGGCCTCTCGCGCTCCCCGCGCCGGGTCCGGGGCTTCCGCCACTTGCGTCCAAACCGCGTGGCGGCCAGTTCTGGACCGATCGCATGTATGCTGGCACGAACATGTCCCCCGAGTTGGCCGCGCGGCGGACGCGCGAAAACGCGGAGCTTGGCGCGGCACTCGGCAATTGGGAGCCGGAAGACTACGGCGTCGTCAACATGGGCGGGGCGGTTCCACAAACGGCACAGCTCGGCGACTGGCTGGAGAGGACACTCGCCAAGTACTACAAGACGGACTTCGGCGCGCCCGAGGATCCGCTGCGCTCGCTCGCCGAGCGGGGCCTGCACTACGACCCTGAGATGACGCCCGAACGGTGGCGCGATACCGTCAACAGTTACTTGCAGGAGGACACCATCGGCGACGTCCTCCTGCCCCCCGCGAGGAGGGGTGCTATGCCCGGCGCCGGAAACGAGCTGCGCGCCGCGGCCATGCTGTCGATGCCGTGGCTCGCCAAGCAGCCCGTGACGGACAACATTTACGGCATCGGCCAAGGCGGCCTTGACCTCAGCCACTTCACGGACGAGATGCGTAACGCCATGGATGTCGCGTCCTCCGGCCTGCCCGCGGACCTCGCCGTGCGCCCCGAGAGCCTCCAGCGCATGACGTTCCCGCAGGCCGTGGAGCAAGTCGGCAAGATCAACCAGTATCGCGCCAAGGAGATGGAGCGCGCCGCTCTGGACGCGCAGAACAATCCCGTGACGCACGTCTTCAAAGAATACGCCGACGACAACCCTATGGGCTTGAAGTGGGTTGAGATGGCGCCGCCCAAGGGCGATGGGCCGACCAACTACGACGTTAAAGACGAGTTGGGCAAGGCCCTCAAATACGAGGGCGACACGATGGGCCACTGCGTGGGTGGCTACTGCCCGGACGTCATGTCCGGCAAGTCGCGCATCTTCTCGCTGCGCGACGCCAAGGGCGAGCCGCACGTGACGGTGGAGACGTCGCCAGTTGATCCTAACAGCGCGGCTGTGGCACATTTGCGCGCGCTGGGAGTTTATCCTGACTGGGTGGCGCATTTGCGGGATAACCCGCGCGGCCGCTTGGAAGACACGCATGCGCTAGGTGCTAAGTTCTTGGAGGCACGTGGGCTTCCCCCTACAGATTACTCCGGGCAAGACATCATCCAGATCAAGGGCAAGGGCAACCGCGCGCCCAAGGACGACTACCTGCCATTCGTGCAGGACTTCGTGAAGAGCGGCCAGTGGGGCAACGTGGGCGACCTGCGGAACACGCAACTGGTGAAGCTGCCGGACGGGCGGTACATCACGCAGCAGCAGTATGACGATGTCGTCCGCGGCGACATGCTGGACGACAACTACCAGTCGTATGACTTCAGTGCTCGCGGCTTTCCGCGTGACCCCAGCGGTATGGCCCCCGAGGACTGGCAACAGTTCAGCCGCCACTTCGAGGGCTACGCCATCGGCGGCCGCGTGTCCGCCGATCGTTGCTTCACCCGCCACCCGCTTTCTGCTAAGGGATAACCATGAGCCTCGCATCAAACATAGGTAAGTGGCTCCTCCGCGAAGTGCCCGAGGCCGCCGAGGGTATGGTCGAGCGCGTGGCCGCTCAGTTCGCCAAGCGGAAGTCCACTGCCGCCACCCGCGCGGAGGCCAAGGCCGCCCTTGAGGCTGTCATGCAGCGCATGCCCGAGGGCGTGGACTTCGCGGTAACACCGTCGGCGCCCAGTCTGGCCGTGACGCGCGCGGCGGCCGCGCCGAAAGTGATGCAACGCAAGACGCGTAACATTTCCGCCACCAAGGCGGGGGGCCAGAAAATCTCCGGCGCGCCCATCGGTGTCAATACGGCAGGCGACGAGGCACTTCGCCGCAAGAGTTACAGCAACACCATGGAGGCCGGGCGCGCGGGGGCTGGCTGGTACGACGACAGCGGGGCGTCCATCCTCTCGCACACGGGCGATGACGCGGCGGAGGCCCGCCGCGCGGCTGAAGTTTTCTCAATCACATCCTCCGGCACGAGTGTCCCCTCGAATAGAGGCTTCGCCGTGAAGGGCATCAACCAAGCCTCCTTCGGGGATCCCGTCGTGACGGGGCGCTTCCCCGCAGCCATGGGCTCGCAAATTGAGGATCTTTACACGGGCGGGAGCGGCACGGCCGTGACCGGGCTGAAGCGGACGCCCTTCGCGGACCAACTGGCCATCGGCGGGGGTTTCTACAATCCGGGCGTGACGGGCCAAGGGCACCGTGGCGTTCACGACATATGGGACGGCGAGGCGTGGGGCTATACGGACGCGCAGGGGCGCCCCCTTCGGGGCACCTTCAGTGACGCCCAGCACAACTGGATGGACCGTCAAATGCAGACGGTCCTCAAGAAGTACGCGAATGATCCAGATATTCGGGGCCTGCCGGGGCGCGGTCAGGCGGCCACGTGGACGGGCGCCAAAATACAGGCGGGAGACATCGCGCCCGAGGATGCGGCGTACAGTTTCGCGGATGCCATCCCAGTGGACTACGCGCAGGGCAGTCGGGAGGCGATTTCCGGCTCCAACACGGGCAACATGCAGGGCCTCCTCGACGCGCCCTTCGCGGATCGTAAGGCGTACACGGACGAGTTCATGCCCATCTTCATCGACGATGCCGGGCGGGATCGCATAGCGCTCAATAACAACATGCTCACGGGGCCCGCATTCGAGGGGCCGGGCATTTACGAGGGGATAAATCCGGGCAGGCAGGTGCAGTACGCCGTTGGCACTGAGCGCGTGGACGTGCCGGGGCTGAAGGGCAAAGACCCGCGCATTGACGACGCATCGAAGGGCCTCATGCTCAACAACGAGGCCATCTTCGGACTGCTCGGCGGGCAGAAGGGCATAGCCGGGAACCGCTTCTACGGTGGGCTCCCACGGGCCCGCTCGGACGCATTCGAGTTGGACTTGGGGGGCCGCCCGATTTCCTACGATGAGGGTGAGAGAACGCTCAGAACCCTCTTGCAAGCGGGCTTCGGCGCGGATGACTTCGCCATCGTGCCGTCCCCCCGTGGTGTACGCGCGAAGGATCTTGGCGTCTACGAGGACGATCTGGCGCGCATGCGGACCGAAGACCCGGAGATGTACGCGAAGGCCATCCGCGACCGCACGGATCGTCTGAACCGTCTCTCCGATGCACTCGGCCGTGAACTCGGGGGGAAGAGTACGCCCGGATACATGGACAGCATTTACGCGGAGAACGCGTGGGACACGCCCGAGGGCGCGCTGGGCCAGCAGTATCTGCCCCTTATTTTCCCCGAGGGGCGCCCGCAATTCGTTGATCGCTTCAACGCCATTGCTCCCAGTATGGCCGAGAAATTGCGCGATTTGGACAGGCGCTTCTCAAGGGACCACGGCCTCACCATCTCCAGCAATCTGGACGACATGCGTGCCGCCATCGCGGGTAGTGGTGAGGCCGGCCTTCGCGAGCTTATCCGCAAGCGCGGCATGGCCGCGGGCGGTCTAGTTGAGCGCGATATGGTCAACGCTGCGGGGGATCTTGGTCTTCTGGCGGCGAAGTATGCTTGAGGTCGGCCGCAGCCGTTCGCTTGTACTTGCCCTTGTCGTAGTACCCTCGCGGGGAGGGCCTGCTGTAGTAGGCTCGACCGCTCTTCGATAGGGTTGCCAGCCATTCGTCAAATTTGGACATATGTCTATCCTTTCAGTATTACCAATCGCCCACTGTCAATCGCCGCCGTGGTCAGCGGATCGCGCCCCCGGAGCAGGGCGTGAATGAGTTTCGCCTCCCTGCCGCCAATGCGCTTGCGGCTGGCCCTGATGGCGGCATTCACTGCGTCTTCGTTGTACGTGGCCATCAGATCGTCTCCTCTGCGTCAATGTTCTCGAGCGGCACGCGGATGCCGTAGTAGTACGCGTCGTGGCGCTCAATGCTGTGCTCCGGGAAGACCGATGGGTCCAGCCACCGGAAGCCCCCACCGTGCGCGCTGGCGCTCAGTGTTCGCGCCCCGGCGGGCACGTCGGTCGCGCCCCCGTGGCCGTAGTTGTGGCGAAATGCGTTCTTCACGCGGTGTCCGTATTGCATGCTACGTGTTCCTTTCGTTGCTGATGACCCCCCTTAAAGCGGGTGCTTTACTCTGTCAACAACTACTTACCGTCTCCCCTCGCCTCGGCCTTGAGGGCCGCGTAGGCGATGCAGTCCTCCGCGCTGTCCGCGTGGTAGGCCGATCGCGCGAAGAGGCGCACGTCCTTCAGCACCTGCAGGAGGAGCCAGCCCTCACTCTCCGTGATGGCGCGCCCCGTGATGGCGTTGAAGGCGGCCACTGCCTTGCCCATGGAGCGCTCGCCCTCCGGGGTGTCGTACGTCTTGCCACGCTCGTGCATGAGCGCGGCGGCGCGGCCGAGCATCTCCGGGGCCTGCGCGGGCGGCACTTCGCTGTCAAACGTGACGGCCTCCTCCAGTATGTGTTCCATCATCTTCGCTCCTTCATTGCCTCCAGCAGGATCTCCTGCACGGTTCTCTTCGACTGTAGACGCTCGAAGACCATGTCGTCCACGGTGTTGCGAGCCATGATGTAGTGCACGAAGACGGGCCGATCGTAGCCCGCCTGCTTCTGGCGCATGGGGCCCACGCGCTCGATGATCTGCATGTGCGTCTCGAGGGACCAGTTGAGCCCGAAGAAGGCGAGGATGTTGCCCCCGTCCGCAAGGTTTAGGCCATGTCCTGCCGACGCAGGGTGAGCGAGTAGTATCGGGATCCGCCCGGCGTTCCACTGCCTGATCGTATCAGGGTCAGCGTCCAGCGTCCGAGCCGCAGGGAAGTGACGCCGCAGTCGCTCAAGATCGTGCTTGAAGTTATATGCCACCAGCACGGGCGCGCCGCCGGCCTCCTCGATGACGCTCTCGAGCGCCTCCAACTTCGCGTCATGCAGCGCCTCCCACTCCGGCGCGTCGGTGTATATGGCACCGTTCGCCATCTGCAAACACTTGCCAGTGCGCACGGCCGCGTTGGCCGCCTCGACGCCCTCCAGCCCGATCTGGGCGAACATCTCCTCCTCCATGTCGTCGTACAGGCCGCGCACCTTGGGGGGCAGGTCCACGTATATTCTGTTCGTGATGGGCTCGTCCACGGGCAGTCCAGTGACGGTCAGGCAGATGTCCTGCAGCAGATCCTGCATCTCACCCTGAGCGTGCGGCTCGGGCTGCAGGCTGAAGCCGTCGTAGCCCCGCCGGAACCAGCGCTGCTCAAATGCGCTGAAGGTGCGCCCGAGGCGCTCACCCTTGTCGAGGAACCACGTCTGCCCCCACAGGTCTTTCAGGCCGTTCGCGCTGGGCGTGCCCGTCAGGCCGATGAAGCGTCGCACCTTGGTGTGCGCCACCCTGCCCAGCGCGCCCGCACGCTTGCTGCCCTGCCGGATGCGGAAGCTCTTCAGGCGCGTCAGCTCGTCCGCCACGAGGGTGGCGAATGGCCACGCCTCGCCCAGCGTCTCGCAGAGCCAGCTCAGGTTGTCGTAGGCCATGGTGTAGATGTCCGCCGGGGCGTCCAGCGCCGCCTGCCGCTGCTTGGGCGTGCCGCTGATGACGGACACGCGCAGGTGGCTCAGGTGCGACCACTTGGTCACCTCGTCTGGCCACGTCGAGCGGGCCACGCGCTTGGGCGCCAGCACCAGCAGGGGGTACACGCCGTCCACCAGATGGAGGGCGTCCAGCGCCGTCAGTGTGGAGACGGTCTTCCCGCCGCCCATCGGCATCCACAGCGCCGTGCGGGGGTGCTCGTAGAGCCAGTCCATCGCATCGAGCTGGTAGTCGTGCGGCACGAAGGTGCGCGTCACCGGCAGTCCTCGCATCGGTGCTCCCACTCGCCCTTCACCAAGCGGGCGACACCCCCGTGGCTCTTATACTCGTCGTAAGCCTCGTGGAACTCGAGGCCGTCCGCCTCGAAGGTTTCCCCGCACTCGTCGCACTCAAAGTTGGTCGTGCCGATGCGGTAATCCTTGCGGATGCTCATGTCTCAGTGCCTCTTCACGAAGGAAACGGTTTCGATGTCCACGCGCGGCACGCGCCCGTAGAGGATAGTGGTCTTGGGCGGCGGCGTGCCCTCGCGCCGATGGATGCCGAAGATGTAGCCCAGCGCCTCGTCCACGGCCTCGGCGGCGGTGTCGCCGATGCCAGTGGTGTGGTAGCTGACAGACCCGGCCTGCGTGACTGCCGCCTTGGCCCAGTAGCTGGTGCCGCCGTGGCGCCTGCTGACGCTGTACGCGACGTGGATGGTGGGGTTGCTCATGTCACCAGCTCCTCGGTGTGGGGTTCTTCTCCCACGACCAGCGCTCGATCGCGCCCAGTTCGGCCCACGGCAGTCGCGGAAGGCGCGTGCCGTCCACGCGCGGTAAGTAGTGCGGTTGGCGGACGAGGTCTTCCTCGTATGCTTGCTGTCCGGGTGTCACGCTGCGGCCCATCACCAGCCCCACCGCTCTGCGCAGATGGGGCCGATGCCGCGAGCGACGCTCTCCGGGTTGGTCAGCTCGCGGCCGCAGCAGGAGCACTGGCCGAACTCGTGGCCGTGCGCCGTGGCGGCGGCGGCCGGGTCGGCGGCCACGCGGGCGACCGTCTCGCTGTCCGCTGCGGTGCAGTCGCGCGACGTGATGAACTTGTCATCCTGCGTGATCTTGCCGAGGTAGGTGTCGTCCTCGGCGCGCACGACGTAGATGCAGCCCGCGTTGCGGCCCGTGTCCGGGGCCAGCGAGAACTGGATGTTGGCGACGCGCAGCTTGGGGCGCTTCAGGTGGCGGACGGCACTGGCGAAGCCCTCGCGGATCTTGGCCAGCGTCAGGGTGGCAGCGCCGCCCTCGCGATCGGCCTTCTCGCCGGCCCACTGCGCCCGGCGGGCGGCGGACTTGGCGGCGGCGCTGCGCGCGGCGGCCTCCTGCCTCTCGGTCAGGCTGCCGTACTTGATCAGCGAGGCCAGCAGTTCCGCGTGGAAGGTGAAGTCGCCCTTCACCGGCTGGCGGAGCCACTCGGCCTCGACGGGGTTGGCATCCAGCCACGCGGCGGCCTGCTCGGCGGCGCTGGCGGCGGCCTTCGCCTTGCGGGCGTCGGCACCGTCGCGGGCCTTCTCGCGCTGCTCGGAGCTGGTCTTGTACCGGCGGGTGCCCGCACCCTTGCAGGCGAAGCAGTCGCCGATGACGCGCCCGCTGTAGCCCACGAAGCGGCCAGTGCCACGGCACTTGTCGCAGGGCTCCTCGTAGGTGATGGCCGAAGTGACTTTGGCCGGGGCCAGTACGCTGCGGGCGAAGGCGTCCGCGTCGCCGAAGATGTCAGAGAAGTCGTCGTCGAGGGCGTCGTGCGAGCAGTCGATAAGGTTGCACATGGTGTAGGTCTCCGTTGCTGATGCCCCCCTTTAAAGCAGGTGCTTGAGGGTGTCAATCGGAAAAGTTGGGGCGGCCCGAGGACCGCCCCGTGGGTGTTAGGCGGGTGCGCCCCACCCGCCGTTGAGGAAGCAGTGGCTCTCGGCATCGTAAACCGAGGCATCTTGAGCGAACGCTCCGGTTGCGATCAGGCGCATTGCCTTGGCGGTGCCGGTGGCGAGCTTACCGCGGCCCCACCACGCTTCGTAGTCGCCTACCGGCCACGTGGCGGGGATGATCACAACGTCGGCGTTGTAGTCGTCGTAGGTATTCATGTCAGGGTCTCCTTTTTGTTGCTGACCAGTACCTTTTAAAGCACCCGCTTGATGGTGTCAACCCCTTATTTTTGCAACGATTTCGTCCAGCTCCGCCTCGGAGTGCGCCACGAACACCGGAATGCCGTCGGCGCGCATGCGCTCAATCTCGCGTGTTTGCAGCTTGCTCAGCCGATCGCCCGCCGCCTTGATCTCGATGAAGGCGAAGCGCGGCCCGTCCCACCACACGAAGCAGTCGGGGCACCCGCTGCGCCCCTCCCAGCGCACCTTCCGGTACTGGCCGCCACTCTTCTGCACGACGTGCTTCAGGTGGTCCTGTAGTTTACCTGCGGGTGTCATCAGTCGAGCTTAGCGTATCGGTACATCTCGTGCCCGGCGGCGGCCAGAGGCAGGCCCGTGGACCAGCTCTCCCCGCGCGACATGATGGCGGAGAGGCCCGCCACCGTGTACGCGGCCTCGTCCGGCGTCTCGCAGATCAGCTCGTCGTGTACGCGCACGCATACGGGGTAGCCCTGCTCCTCGGCGCGCAGCATGCCGCCCATGAAGATGTCGCGGGCGATGGCCTGCACGATGTTCTCCACGAGCTTCCCGTAGTACGTGTCCAAGCGCGTCCACTGCCTCGTGTACTGGTTGGTGCCGTCGTACCAGATCTGGCCCTCCTCGAGGGTCGCGTTGGGGTAGCTCAGGTAGCGGCCGGAGGGCAGCTTGATGCGCAGCCAGTCGCCCTGCATGTCGAGGTACAGGCCGCGCACTTCGCTCACCGTGGTGGGCTCGCGCAGCACTGCCTTGGCCGCGCGCTCCACGTCGTACCAGAGGGCCACCGTGGCCGGGTGCTGCGCGCGCCACGCGTGCACGAGGAGCTGGATGGCGTCGTCGCTCATGGCGTCGAAGACGGCCCCGCCCATCTTCCGGTAGGCGCCCACGCCCCCGCCATACCCGCCCGCCAGCTCGGGCACCTTGCCCTGCAGGTGGCGCTCAACCTTGGTGATGTCCGCCGGATCCTTGGAGAGGATGTGCCCGGCCGTGATCTTGTACAGGTCGTGCCCCACGCCCCGATCGAAGGCGTAGAAGGCGTCGATCTTCCACTGCTCGCCGGCGAGCCACGCCAGCACGCGGCCCTCAATGTTGGACAGGTCGGCCACGACCAGCTTGCTGCCGGGCTCCGCCACGAGGCAGCCGCGCACGGCAGACGAGCACAGCTCGCTGACGTTCTCGAAGAGCAAGTCCTCGCAGTCCAGCTTCATGGCCTCCACGCCCTGCTCGATCTGCGCGAGTGGCATGGTCGGGCGCGGCAGGTTCTGCGGCTGGAAGATGCGACCGGCGTCGCGCCCCGTGCGCGATGCGCCGCAGAACTGGATGGTGCCGCGCAGCCGATCGTCGGCCGACGCAGAGTTCAGGATCACGCTGTACTTGGCGGGGCTCGTCGCCGAGGCCTGCTGGCGGATCTCCAGCAGCTCGCGCACCTTGGGGCCCAAGGTGCCGCCCAGCAGGGACGTCACGGTGTTCCTCGTCATGTCCTCGGGCGCGAAGTCGTGGTGGACAGCGAGGTAGTCCATCAGGCGCTGGCGCTGCGTCAGGCTGCCGACTACTCCGCCCGTGAGCTGATGGGTACGAGCGGCCAGAGATCGTGAAGTTCTTTGAAAAGCTCGAAGAGCTGATTGCGCGAGCTGGCGGTCAACGGCGACACCACGGTCATTAATTCTTTGGTCGCAGAGCCATAAGTTCCGCTCACGTGAATTACAATTCCAGCGTGGAAGCCGGCGGTATAGCTCTCGCATAGCGTCCACATCGAGGCGGGCGTATTCGATGAAGGCCTGCCAGTCATCTGGGTGCGTCTCCCTTGTTGACCGGCGCAACTTGACGTTCTTCGCGCGCGGCTTGCAGAACAACTGTATCAGCTTTTTGCCCGCCTTGTCTTTAGCCTTGTCGGAGGGCACGCCGAGCACGTCGCAGAGCATGCCCAGCGAGGCCGGCAGGCTGTGCTGCAGGGCGATCACCATGGTGTCCGTAATCTTATCCACAGGTATATTTACGCCGCAATGGCGCAGCACAGTCCGGTCGAAGTGGCTGTTCTGGATGACGATCTCGTCGGCCGCGTCGATCATGCACTGCAGGCGCTCGCGCCAATCGGGCTGGTCCTGCGTCTCCCACACCGCGACCGGGTCGTCGTCCACGGCCACGGCCACGAGCATCACCTCCACCGCCTCGGCGTAGGCGTGCGTGCCGTGCGCGATGGGCACGGCAGAGAAAGTCTCGAGGTCGAGGAAGAGCGTGGTCATTAGCGCTTGCCGTGCAGGATCTCGCTCACGCGCCCAATGTTGATGCCGTGCGTCTCGGCGATCTCCTGCATCACCATGTTCGGGTTGGCGGCGACCATGTCGCGCACGCTCCGGCGCACGGCCGCAGTCACACGCAGGCTGACGACGGGCGCACGCTCGTAGCTGCGGCGGCGCGTCTCCTGCGAGAGCGCGTTGATCTTGGCGGCAAGGTAAAGCTGGCGCCGGGCGAGCGTCTTGCTCTCCTCGGTCAACTCAGTGATCAGGTCGCGGATCTCTGGAATAGTACGTTTCATGGCTGATAACCCTCCGTTCAGAAGGACCGTGCCGCAAGTTATCAGCAACGAAGGGAGACACCCAACGCGCGACACGGCCCGCCTGAAAGGAGGGTGCGGGGGACAGCTTCCATCCGCCCCTCGCACCCCCGTATAGCCCTAGACTAGGTCAAGGCCAAGCGCTCTCTTGTAGAGGTCGAGGATCGCCTCCATCTCGCGCCGATCGTCCGGCGCCATCTTACGCAAGCGCACGATCTGGCGCATGATCTTGGCGTCGTAGCCGAGCGACTTGGCCTCGAGGTAGACGTCCTTGACGTCGTCCGCGATGCCCTGCCTCTCCTCCTCGAGCTCCTCGAGGCGCTCGATGAGGAGCCGGAGACGATCGTCCTCGTCCCCGTTGTGCCCGATGCCCGCCACTAGAACAGATCCTCCGCCTCGGCCACGGCCTGCGCCATGCCCGCGAAATCGTCCGCCGTGGCGGGAGCGGATCCGCCGCCGAAGGCCTCACCGTCGGCCGCGAACATGGCGCCCAGAATTGCGCACGAGATGCGGTTACCGTCCTCGCGCAGGAGCGGGTAGATTTCCACCCTGACGTGCGCGTAGCAGCCGCTGTAGAGCTTGCGGCGGATGCCTGCCGCGTCGAGGGGCTTCGCGTACTCGTCGAAGCAGCCGGGCTGCTTGTCCTGCGGCGCACTGGCGCCGAGGCTGTACTTGCCCTCGAAGCCCTTGTGCGGCTCACCCTTCAGGTTGCGGTAGTCCTTCTTCAGGAACGCCACGCGGCCCTTCTCGCTGAGCATGCCCAGCACGGTGCCCGCCTTCTCCTTCCACTGCGTGGTGGCCACCTCCTTGATGGCCGCCTCGATCAGGGCCACGTCGGGATCCGTGGGTTCGAGGATGACGCGCACGCCGAAGCTGGGCTTGCCGCCGTTGACCGATCGGGCCTCCGCCAGATCGACGAAGCCGAGGCGCTTATTCTTGAGCATCAGTGTGACTGCTCGCCGGGTTTCAGTAGCCATTTTTCAGATCTCCAGATTGCGGAACTCGTCCGCTAGGTTCGAGACGGCCAGTGCTGGCCGCCTATCTGCCGCGGGTGCGACGGATGGTTTGCCCTCCGAGCGCGTCATCAGGTCCACGACCCGCTTGAGGCGCTTTGGGGTGTCCTTGAGCAGCTTCTCGGCCGCCGTCGGACTAATCAGTTTCTGCACGTACATCTCCGCATCGCGCAGTCGGAATGACTTCTTCATGACCTCCTCGGCGAGGGCCTCGTCGGCCCACGCGCGGTTGCCCCTGCGGCCCTCCACGAGCTTCCAGCCGTCCAGTGGCTGACCGGCCAGCAGGCGGCGCTCCACCTCCGCGCGGACAGCCTTGCACCAGCCCTCCACGAGGTCAACCTTGCTCATGGCCACGGACAGGTAGTTCTCGCCAGTGTCGGCCTCGGGCGGCTCCGGCACAAACTCCGCGAAGTCCGAGGCAGTGGCCGGACCCGCAATGCTCGTCACTTCACTGCGCAGGGCGGGGCACGTGGCCTTCGCCTTGCAGAAGCGGCACTGCTTCTCGCCGGGGCTCAGGTACATCCAGTCGAGCGTGTCCGTGCGGGCGTGTGCGTCCTGCGCATCCTGCGAGATGCCGGCGGCGGCCGCAGCCTCCAGACCGAACTCGCGCAGCGCGGAGACGGGGACGCACCACTCGCTGACGTGGTTCAGGCGCGGCTGGTGGATCACCATGGTCACGGACGTGACGTCGTCAGAGTACAGGCTGACCGCGTCCAGCGCGCCCAGAGCGTAGAGCTGGAGCTGCTCGTTGTTTTCTGCATCCACGCGGACGCCCATGCCATACTTGAGGTCGATCACGATCAACTCGCTGTCCCGCAGCACGATGGCGTCGGAAGTGCCGAAGCTCTCCGGCACGTCGATCACGGCGCTGAAGTCCACCCGCTCCTCCACTTGCAGGGATCCGCCCTCGGCGTACTGCCAGACGAGCTTGCAGTAGTCCACGACGAAGTCCGCCATGTCCTGCGTGACCTTTATGGCGAAGCCGTCCACCACCTTCGTCTCGCCGACCGGGATGACGAACTCCGGGTCCGTCAGGACGGAGGCGGCCAGATCGTGCGCGCACGTGCCCTCCGCAGCGTATGCGCTGCTGGTGTCCGGGTAATCCGCCTCAAGGGCCAAGCTGCCGGGGCAGCGCATCCAACGGTGCGCGCCGCTGGGGCTGAGCCTTGCGTGCGCGCTCACTTGAGGAGGCCTTCCAGAGCGGCCACCAGCTCGGCGGACTGCGCGGCGGGCACGTCCGTGGCCTTGGCCACGCCGAAGGTGTCCAGCACGGCCACCATGGCGTCCCGGCCCTTCAGGCGCACGACGGAGAGCACGAGCTCCTTCAGGCCGTCCGCGCTGATCTCAGAAAGACAAGGCGCAGTCTCCGCAGTCGGAGTACCCGGCGCGCTGTCTAACGTCGCTGAGGGGACATCCGCAGTCGATGCACTCGCGGGTGCGTTTCCCACGCTGGGCTCAAAGACAATCTCCGTGCCCTTGTTGGTGGGCAGGCCAACGCTCACGCTAACATCGACTGCTGTCGGGGCGGCGGGGACGGCCCGCAGGCCTTGGCCGATGGCCAGCAGCTTGTCCGACAGCTCAAGTATGCTGTGGCCGGTGACTTCAATCTTAAACATTACGGGTTCCTTCCAGTCGTTCAATGGTGGCGCGCAGCCTGTCGTTCTCGGCCTCCAGCGCGTAAATGGTGTCGTCCAGATTGCGAGCGTCGCGCTCGGCGTCGATGGCACGCTCCTGCGCGTCGTTCACGCGGCCGTCGTTGTCATGCTCGGCGTCCTCCAGACGCTCGCCCACGGCGATGCACAGCTCGCAGTCGCTCTCGCGGGCCTCCTCGATGAGGCGCGCAGTCGTTGCGTCGCGCCAGTAGTCACGGTCAATCTTCATCGTCTTCCTCCCTAGAAGTTCCACGGCGTCGCGCCGTACTGCGCGGCGAGCTGGCGCGCCTCGCGCCGGCCGGCCACGTTAAAGCCAATCACCGGCGTGCGGTGGCCGTCCACGATGCGGTTGAGTTGGAGTGTGGGCGAGCGGGTCTTGGACCCGTTCGTGTACTCGGCGGCGAGGGTGTTGCAGATCATGTCGTGTCTCCGTTGCTGATAAGGCGGGTGTGGGTGGGGGCCGAAGCCCCCGGTACTCATGCAAAATGATAATCGTAGATCTGATCGAATGGAACCGCTTCGCCTGCTTCGCGGGCCTCGTGACGCTCACGAGCGGCAAAATAACCGACGGCGTCCAGACCCTGATAAGCAGCCGAGCCATACGCCGGATCGACCTCAACCCAACGAGCGGCGTCCAGACTACGACCGGCGGCGACAGCGTCTTCGATACGAGCCTGAAGAGCGGCAACTGCGTCTTCAGCTTCGTTGTTCCAAAGACGCGCCCAATAACGAGCGCCCTCCTCGGCATCGTAACGCTCGGCATGATCCAGAAACGAATGAGCGTGCGCCCAACGATGACCGGCTTCGTCTTCTGCCAGAACGTAAAAAGAACGACCGATGATGGCTTCGCCGTCTTCGTTAAGACCGAGCTGAACCAGATCGTCGCGGTGATAAAATGAAAGTGGCATGTCGTCGTCTCCGTGGCTGATGCACCCCCTTAAAGCGGGCGCTTTAGGCTGTCAAGCGATCATGTGCAAAAAATTACACGTCCGTGTTCGATGGCGATCGGGCCGTCCTTGCGTTTTGACAGCGTCTGCACGGCGCGCCGCATGCTGAACAGGCGCTGGTCCCGCTTGCCCGCGTCGGGCGGCGGCAGAAGGTCCGCGCAGCGCGCCACGAAGACCGCCTCGGAGACGTCGCTCAGGGCCGCGTAGTCCGTCTCGATCACCTCCAGCACGTGACGCTCGTTGGCGCCGTAGCGCACGACGCCCCGGCTGGGCTTGTCCTGCACCTTGGCCGCGGGCAGGTCCGCCTCGATGGCCACGCAGCTTGTGATCAGATCCCCGTAGGCGTCAACGCCCAGCTCGACCACCTCCAGCCGGAAGCCGTAGCGCACGCCGTCCTCGCCGTCCTTCATTTTCTCGATGTGGATCTCGCGCTGCCCGTCCTCGTGCTTCAGCACCTCGATCTGGGCACTCGCCGCCCCCTTGATGCCGGACCAGCCGCGCGAGCCCTTGCTGGGATCCTTGCCGGCGTGGTGCACGACCATGGGGGTGGCGCCCGCGGCCTCGCGGATCAGGCGCACGTTGGCCAGCGCGCGTCCCATGTCCTCCGCGCCGTTCTCGTTGGCGCCGGGCGTCACCTGCGCGAGCGTGTCGATCACCACCAGATCGACGTCTCCGAGTGCCCGGATGGACGCCAGCACCTCCGCGATGTCGTCCTCGTGGAGGAAGTTCGGGGCGGCCGTGATGACGTGCAGCGGCACTTTGCTCAAATCCACGTCGTTAAACTTGGCGTAAGCGTTGGACCGCTTGCCGAGGCCGCCAGCGCCCTCCGCGGCGATGATGACCACAATGCCCTGCCGGGAGCGGTTGCCGCGCCACGGGATGCCCTGAGCCACGGCGAAGGCCATGTCCAGCGCCACGAAGGTCTTGCCGCTGCCGGAGGCGCCGAAGAGGACGACCAGATCGTCGTCGGGCAGCACGCCCTTGATGAGCCAGTCGCCCGGCGGCTGCAACGCCAGCTCGTGGATCGGCGTGGTGGCGAAGCGGCCGCGCTCTTCCCGCGCCTCGGCGATGATCACCTCCACCTTGGCCATCACGCTCTCTGCGCTGGCCCGCGTGTGAACGTAGCCGCCCTTCTTGGCCATGTTGATGACGCTGGCCATGGTGACCTGCCTCTGGCGCTGCCCGGCGCGCCGATCGAAGCTGTCCCACTGCACGCGCAGCCCCTCGGTGCCGGGGTAGGTGGCGCCGTCGATCGACCAGTCGTCCCACAGGTCGAAGCCGGTCTCGTCACCCTCACACTCGTGGTGCAGCGCGAGCCCCACCCGGATCCACTCATCACGCCCCACGTCCGCGCTGACGTGGCTGAGGATGCGCTGCATGGCGCCCGGCGTCAGGCCCAGACGGGGCTCGAGGCCCGCAAACGGGTCGTCGGAGATGCTGCTTGGTGCTCGGCTGGCGAAGCGCGTGTCGCACAGGCGCTGGATGATGGCGTTGACGGTCGGGTCGTCCGCCACCGTGTCCTCCTCGCCGAGCATCTCGCAGATGGGCAGGATGTTGCCCGTGAAGGTGACGAAGCCGCTGTTGCTGAACGTCTCGAAGCCGTAGGTGTCGGGCGTCGTGGACGCCTTGTTGTTGCCGAAGCTGCCCACGCTGAAGGCGCGCACGCCCACGCCGGATGGGCTGTACTCGGTGTACGTGCGGGCAGCGATCTGGGCGATCTCGTCGGGCACGTTCCCGTCCGCGTCAACGCAGTGATCGAAGTCGCAGGCGGTGATGCCGAACTCGGGCATGAGGGCCAGCCCCACGCCGCTCATGCCCCGCTTGGCGGCCGCGTCGCGGGCGGCCGCGAACTTGACCATCTTGGCCCGATCGTTCGGACTGCCATTCGCGCCGTAGCGCTTCCCGCCGTCCGCGTAGTATGGCACCTTGCGGGGCTTCGGCTCGCCCTCGTGCTGCTCGTATCGCCAGAGCAGCCAGCCCTGCAGGTCGCGCAGGACGGTGGGCGCGGCGATGCTGCGGTGCTGCGGCGAGATTAAGTGTACGTTGTCCACAGGTGTCCCCTCTACATTGTCCACGATCGCGAGCGCTTATGATGCGTCTGCGAGGGGGATCCCCACTAGGGCAACCAGATCCGGGCGCACAAGGTGCGCGCGGTCCACGCCGTAGAGGCGCTCGATCTCCATGGCGCGTGCGGGTGGCACCCAGCCCCGCCGCACCCACTGCTGCACCGCCTGCACGGTGATCGGCGGGTCAAGGCTGAGCGCAAAGTCGCGGCGTGTGCCGGCCCTGCTGATGGCTGTGTCTATCCCGGTCACTGTGTGATCCTTCCGCGGGTGAGGTGGTGCAGGATGCGCCAGTGCTCCCGGCGCAGGGCGTTCAACAGGTTCTCGCTGCCCATGGCCACCGCGCTGTTGTTGCTGCGCTCGGCGTGCAGGATGTCCCTCGGGTTATGCACTCTCGCACTCCCAGACTGTCGTCGCGGTCCGAATGTCGGTCGGCTCGCCGTGATGGAAGCCATCCTCGTCCTGCCACCCCAGCGGGGCAAGCGCGCACAGCAACCAAGTTGCGATACCGGCTGCACCCATTAGGATCATGGCTATGGTTATCATTGCTTTGGCTCCAGTGCTTCTAGCTCTCGGATGGCCCACTGGATGCCTTGGATTTCCACGCCCATGTCGTGCAGCCCGTGCGCGTCTTTCGCGTGTAAGAATACGCCGGACATAGCCCAGCACACTAGCTCGCGCGCCTTGAGGTCGCGTATGCGGTCCTCAATCATGGAGATGCCGCTCAGCCGCGTCTGCAGCCTCTTGTACGTCGGAGAGTATGCCCCGAGCATACTCCACCCAACCGGCTTTGACGCCCCTGTCCTCGTCTTCGTCGATGCATTCGGCGCTGATGTGCAGGAGCTGCTTCGTTGCGTGCAGCAAACGGCGAAGGTAGTCGTCCGATTTGTTCATTTCCAGTACCTCTTTGTTTCGGGGAGTAGCGCCTTGCTCTGGCATGACGGGCGCAAGCAGGACCGGATACCGGACGGGCGGATGGCTGCGTTACAGTGGCCGCACCAGATGGATGCAGCGTCGATGTTAGTCTTTCTACTCATGCTGCCAACCCCCGCAGCCTACACTCGCGGCGCAGCATCAGCGGCGTAAATCCCCAAACGCGCTTGGCTTGGCTATAGGTCATCGTAATCTGCTTTATTTCACTGTCGAGGACGGCCAGCTTGGCGGCCAGCCTGTCGCGCTTGGCGAATAGAACCGCAGCGCGCTTGGCTGCTGTGGTGGCGGGATCAGTCATGCTGTGTCTCCTGTAATAATTCAACCAGCGCACTTAGGATGCCAGACGCCGCCTCGGCATGCTCTGCGCGGTTGTTGATGAAATCAAGTATCTTGACGCGCTCGGCTGCCGCGCCATCGCTGTAGTGCAGCACCGCCTTGCTGCCGGCGGCGCGTGTCTTCACCCTCATCTTGGGTTTGTTCTTCTCCTTCCAGATCGGCGCGTACCTCTTCTTCTGGGCCTTCACGGCCTCTGGGTTCTGGTCCTTGTATCGCTGCGTTTTAATGCGCGAGCAGACCCGGCAGTATACCCAGCCTCGGTTGTTGACGCCGGTGTTCTCGGGCGTGTACTCGTGGCCGTGTGCGCAGTGTGTCAGAGCGGTCATGCGAACACCGCCCACGCAATGAGCGCGCCCAGCAGTGCCACGGCCACGTCCAGCCACGGGCTGCGCAGCGCGAAGGGACTGGCGGCCAGATCCGCCTCAAGGTCGTCGATGCGCTGGCTGCGGCGTGCGTCCTGCTTGATGTCAGTCATTGTCGTCTCCTCTTTCGGCGGCGTCGAGGGCGGCGTTGAGGGCGGCGCCGAGGGGGGCGTAGGCGGCGTCGTAGGCGGCGGCGTAGGCGGCGGCGTAGGCGGCGGCGTAGGCGGCGTCACGGGCGGCGATGGCGGCGAACCGAGCCGCGCGGGTGGCGTCGGCGTAGGCGGCGGCGTAGGCGTCGTCGAGGGCGGCGTCGATGCGCTGCTGGCGGGGTGCGTCGTGCTTGGTCATTGTCGTTCTCCTGTTGAAGTGGGCTACTCCTGCCCGCGGATGTACACGGCCTCCTCCATGAGGTCGCTGCAGAGGTCGCGCAGGGCGGCCACGCGGTGGTAGTGCTCGTCCCGGTCGCGATCGCACTGGGCGCTGTCGCCCGGATAGTCGCGACCGTTGGGCGTCGTCTGGCCGAGTGCCTGAATGGCCTCGCGCAAGTGGTCGATGGCGCGCAGGCGTGGGCCAGTCAGGTCCGACGGGCTGCTGCCGTTGATGTTCAGGTTGGGGCGGATCATGCCGCGGCCTCCAGTTCTTTGGAGATGTCGTAGAGGGCGTTGCCGGGCCCGTAGAGGTGCTCGCAGTCGCGCGGCAACTTGAGGTAGGGCTTGCCACCCTCCACCTTGGCGCGAAGCCGGGCGAGGGTGCGCCAGTAGAGGCGCTGGCGCTCCCCGTTCCGGCGCGACTTGGCCACGAAGCCAGTCGGGTCGTAGAAGCCGTGCGCGGAGGGCAGCTTGGGCAGCACCCGGTCCACAATGCGGATGGCGCGAGCGGGGTAATCGTTCATGGCTCAGTACTCCTGCGCGCCGGAGAGGAATGCGGCCACGCGCTCGTCCGTACCTACAGCGTAAGTCTCGCCGAGGGTGACCCAGAAGCGGCCGCCAACGTAACCATTGGTGTTGCCCCAGATGTTGGCGTGGACGCGGCGCTTGCCGGCGGGTGTGGTTTCGGTCTTGGTCATGTCGGTGTCTCCGTGGCTGATGCCCCCTCCTACAAGCGGGTGCTTTATGCTGTCAATCGTTTTTCTTCACGTGGTACAGAACGCCCTCGTCGATGGCGTACCTGTGCGCGTAGGTGGGCTGTCCATAGAAGCCTCGGCCCGTCACGTCCGCCAGTGGCTCCCAGCCCGCCGCGCGGTGGCTGGTGTCGAGGACCGCCTCGTGCGTGAAGACGAACTCGACGCCCAGCGTGCCCTCACGATCGGCCTCGGATGTGGGCACGGGCGCGTCCGGCGTGCGTGTCAGGGCGTTGATGATCGCCCTGTCGGCCTTGATGACGATCTGCCGCACTCGCTCCGAGCCGATGCCGTGCGCGCGGCCGACCTCGCGCAGGATGGCGCTGGTGGTGCGGTAGTCGCGCCACACGGCCCAGTTGCGCTCGTGGTCTGCCCGGTGTGGTTGGCCGGGGTGCGGGCAGTACTTGCAGGTGGTCATGTCAGTGTCTCCAGTTCAGAAGTTGTAGTCGTGGAAGGCGCGGCGGCCGGCGTAGGCGTTGCCCCCGCGCTCGAAGGTCTTGGTGCCCGAGCGCTTCCACTGGCGGCGCTCTTGGCCCTCCTCGTCGAGCCACTTGCGGAGCGAGATCTTGACCTCGTGGCCCTCCGGGTTGGCCGCGTAGCTGTAGCGCTGGTCCGCCTGATTGTCGCAGTGGGCGAGGAAGCCGCCTGCAGTGAAGCGCAACTCATCGCGGTTCAGCAGCTCGGCAGTGTCGGCGCGCAGCGTGATGGTGGTGGGCGTCTTCCTGACGATGGTGTAGGCGTCCACGTCGCTCCAGACGGAGACGGAGACGCCCTCGCCGACGTTCAGGGCAGTGATGGCGTCCGCTGCCGCGTTGATCTCGGCAGTGCGCTCGGCGATCCAAGGGCGGGGTTTCGTGGTGATGGTCATGTCGTTTGCTCCGTGGTTAATAAGAGTGATTACTTTTTGAAGCCCTTGAAGTTCAGCTTCTTGGCCCGCAGCGCAGCTTGAAACTCAACTTGAGCCAGACGGCGGGCGGCGATCAATTCGACTGGCGAAAGCTCGGCCTTGTTCACGGTGTTGATTGAGTGAGTGCGAAGTTGCGCGAGGTTCGCGGCGGCTTGCACTTGCAGGGCTTTGTGATCGCGTTTGTCGGGGTTGGTCATGTCGTCGTCTCCGTGGCTGATGACCCCGTGTAGCGTGTGATGTTTTGCCTGTAAAGCCCTACATGTAAAAAAGTGCAAGGCAATTTGGGGGGGGGTGTCACACGTGTCACGTGCCGATTTTGGTGTCACGTGTGACACTATATGCAAAAAATGCCGGGTTGTTATGTAGTTGAAATTGCACGCTTTTTGGGGTGTCACATGTCACGTTTGACTACGTGTGACATGGTGTGGCAGCCTGTCTGTCACAGCACACCACGGTCTATATCTCCGATATAGCCGGTGTAGTGTGACGGCGTGACGTGACGTGACACGTTACATTTCCGCCATTTCCAACCTCGTGCTGTGCACCCCAGCCGAAACGTGACACCCAACACCGCGCTGCACGTTTCGCCACGTGACACCTCGCGTTGCCATCGCGGCCCCCTTGCCGAAGTTGCCGGCCGGTGTTATCTGTGCGTCTCACTGGTAGTCCTGCCAAGTCAGCGGAGCATGCAGACCTGATGCCTTACCCGGCCAAGAAGAACCCCAAACTACTTGAGGAAGTGCTGCGCCGTATCGCCGGCGGCGAGACGCTGGCGGCGCTTGGCCGCGAGCTGAAGTTTCACCCGCAGAGCTGGGCGGACTGGATGCGCGCGCACGAAGGCTTGGCCGTCGCGTACCAGCGCGCGCGCGACGTGGGCGCCGACGCGCTGGCCGAGGAGGCACTCGCGCTGATCGACCAAGAGCCCGCCCGCGTGGACGGCCGCGTCGATCCCGGTCACGTGCAGTGGCGCCGCGCGCAGGTGGACACCCGCCTGAAGCTGCTGGCCTGCTGGAACCCCAAGAAGTACGGCCAGAAGCAGACCGTGGACGTGGGCAACAAGGACGGCGAGGCCTTGAAGGTCGAGCACGACGTGGGTGACGTCGCCGTGGCGCTGATGGCCAGCCTGCGCAGCGCGAAGCGCATCGGGGCCCAGTGAGCACCGCAACCGACCAGAGCGCCCTCGTGGCGAAGCTCAGGCGTCTGACGCCGGGGCAACTGGCCTACGTGGACTGGCAGCGCCGCTGGGTGGACACGGCGCGCCCGCCGCAGATCCCGCCGGACACCGAGTGGAGCGAGTGCGGCTACCTCGCCGGGCGCGGCTTCGGGAAGACGCGCGTGGGCGCCGAGTGGCTGGCGCGCGCCGCCTTCGAGGACGCCAGCGGGTACGACAGTTGCGTCGTCGCGCCGACGTATCAGGACATCAAGTTCACGTGCTTCGAGGGGGAGAGCGGGATCCTCTCCGTGCTGCCGCCCGACCTGCTTGCAGAGCACAACAAGTCCGACATGCTCATCAAGATCAAGAACGTCGCCGGCGGCATCAGCACCATACGCGGCTTCACGGCCGAGAAGCCGGAGCGACTGCGCGGCCCGCAGCACACGCGCGGCTGGTTCGACGAGCTGGCCGCGTGGCAGTACGACGAGGAGACGTGGGACATGGCCATGATGGGCATGCGCCTCGGCTCCAACCCGCAGGTCATGTGGACCACCACGCCGCGCCCCAAGGCGCTCATCCGCCGCCTCAGCGTGCCGCAGGAGGGGCGCGTCATCGTGCGCGGCAGCACGTTCGACAACAAGGCGAACCTGCCGGACAGTTTCTTCAAGCAGCTCGAGCAATACGAGGGCACGGTCCTCGGCAGGCAGGAGCTCTACGGCGAGATCATCGACCCGGAGGAGAGCGGCATCATCAAGCGATCGTGGTTCCGCATGTGGGCCGCCAAGACGCCGCTGCCCAAGTTCGACTGGATCATCATGTCGCTGGACACCGCCTTCACGGAGAAGACGCTGGACAGCAAGGGCGACCCGGATCCGACGGCCTGCGGCGTGTGGGGCATCTTCCACCACGAGAAGCGCGCCAACGTCATGCTGCTCGACTGCTGGGAGGACTATCTCGGCATGCCCGATCTGGTGCGCCGGGTGAAGCGCGATCGCAACGTGTCCTACGGCGACGATCAGGACACGGCGATCATCAGGCCGATGTTCGGGTCGGCCAAGCCGCGCCTGTCGGGCCGCAAGCCGGACATCCTGCTGATCGAGGACAAGGGCAGCGGCATCAGCCTGCGCCAGCACCTCGAGCGCGAGGGCATCGAGGCGTACGCATACAATCCGGGCCGCGCCGACAAGCTCAGCCGGCTGCACATCGTCAGCCCCGTCTTCGCCCAGAAGCGCGTCTGGCTGCCCGAGAGTGAGAAGCACCCCGGCAAGCCGCGCACGTGGGTCGAGCCGCTGCTGGCGCAACTCTGCTCGTTCACGGGCGGCGGCAGCATCAAGCACGACGACCACGTCGACCAGACGACGCAGGCCATGCGGCTCGCGATGGACAAGGGGCTCATCAGCCTGATCAAGCCGCCCAAGGTCGAGGACGCCAAGCCGAAGCCCAAATACATCAACCCGTACACGCAGTAGGACCGACGCATGGATGAAGATCTGCCCGAGGGCGAGTACGCAGACATCGACACCGAGGAGAGCGACGTCGTGGACACCGACGACGGCGGCGCCATCGTCACGATGGACGACGAGGAGGAGGACACGCCGGGCGAGAGCGACTTCTACGCGAACCTCGCGGAGGACATGCGCGAGGGCGAGATGTCCACCATCTCCTCGCTCTTCCTCGACCTGATCAGCAAGGACAAGGAGGCGCGCAAGAAGCGCGACCAGCAGTATGAGGAGGGCATCCGCCGCACCGGGCTGGGCGACGACGCGCCCGGCGGCGCGACGTTTGAGGGCGCCAGCAAGATCGTGCACCCGATGCTCACCGAGGCGTGCGTGGACTTCGCGGCCCGCGCCATGAAGGAGCTGTTCCCGCCCGAGGGTCCGGCCAAGTCGTTCATCCCCGGCAAGGTCACCGAGGAGAAGCAGGCCAAGGCCAAGCGCAAGACGACGCTCCTCAACTGGCAGCTCACCGTCCAGTGCCCGGAGGTCCGCGCCGAGCTGGAGCAGGCGATGACGCAGGTGCCGCTCGCCGGCGTGCAGTACATCAAGTTCGGCTGGGACGAGCCGCACAACCGGCCCACCGTGCTCTACGTGTCGCTCGACGACATGTACCTGCCCTACGCGGCGACGAACTTCTACAGCGCGCAGCGGCGCACGCACGTGCAGTTCATCACGGCGCTGGACTACCAGCAGCGCGTCAAGAGCGGCATGTACCGCGACGTGGACCTCGCGCTGGCGGGCATGGAGCCCGAGCTGTCGGGCCCGGCCAAGGCCAACGACAAGATCGAGGGGCGCGACCAGACGTCGTACAACGAGGACGGCCTGCGCACGGTCTACGAGGTCTACGCCATTGCGGAGATCGAGGAGGGCGAGGACGCCTCGCCGTACATCATCAGCATCGACAAGTCGTCGGGCAAGGTGCTCGCGATCTACCGGAACTGGGATGAGGAGGACGACACCCACGAGGAGATGCAGTGGTTCACCGAGCTGCCGTTTATCCCGTGGCGCGGCGCATACCCGATCGGCCTGACGCACATGATCGGCGGCCTCAGCGCCGCCGCCACTGGCGCACTCCGGGCGCTGATGGACAGCGCGCACATCCAGAACACGCCGAGCGGCCTCAAGCTCAAGGGCGCCCAGATCGGCGGCCAGAGCGCGTCGCCGATGCCCGGCCAGATCAGCGAAGTCGAGGGCGGCCCGCTGGTGGACGACATCCGCAAGCTGTTCATGCCGATGCCCTACAACCCGCCGAGCGCGGTGCTGTTCCAGCTACTCGGCTTCGTCATCGACGCGGCCAAGGGCGTCGTGCGCACGTCCCTCGAGGACATCTCCGGCGGCAATCCCAACGCGCCGGTCGGCACCACGCTCGCCAACATTGAGCAGGGCAGCGTCGTCTACTCGTCGATCCACGCCCGCCTGCACGACGCAATGGCGCGCATGCTGCGCATCCTGTCGCGCCTCAACGGCATGTACCTCGACGACGAGCAGCTTGAGCAGGACAGCGGCGAGGAGCTGGCGTCGCGCAAGGACTTCGACGGCCCGATGGATGTGGTGCCGGTGTCGGACCCGAACATCTTCAGCGAGGCCCAGCGCTTCGCGCAGGTGCAGGCGATCGCCCAGCGCGCCGCCGCGCTGCCGCAGCTCTACGACGCGCGCAAGGTTGAGGAGCGCGTCCTCCAGACGCTCAAGATCCCCAACCCAGAGGAGCTGCTCGCCCCGCCGCTGACGCCGAAGGAGCAGAACGCCATTTCCGAGAACGTCGCGGCGTCGCTCGGCCAGCCAATCTTGGCCTTCCCCGAGCAGGACCACTTGGCGCACCTGCGCACGCACCTCGACTTCATGATGAGCGGCATCTTCGGTGCCAACCCGCTGATTGCGCCGACGTTCCTCGCGCAGATCATCAACCACCTGCGCGACCACATGGTCCTGTGGTACGCGACCGCCGCCCACGACGCGGCGAGCAAAGCCATGGGGGAGGATCTGGGCAACTTCATGAAGACGCTCGGCAAGGACACGGACGAACGCCGGGCAGTGGACCAGATGCTCGCCACGGCCGGCGCCACGGCGCTCAGCGAGGGCGAGGAGCTGTTCGGCAAGCTGCCGCCGATCATCCAGCAGGCGCAGCAGATGATGCAGCAGTTCGCGCCCCCGCCGATGCAGGATCCAAACGTGGCGCTCGGCCAGCAGCAACTCCAGTTGCAGAGCCAGCAGGCGCAGCAGAGGGCGGCGGCCGACCAGCAGTCGATGCAGCTCAAGGGCCAGCAGATGCAGCAGAAGGCGGCGCTCGATCAGCAGTCGCTGCAGCTCAAGGGCCAGCAGATGCAGCAGGACGCGCAGCAGAACGCGCAGCAGGCGCAGGAGAGCGCGGCCGAGTTGCAGGCCCGCATCGCCATCGCCGCGCAGGCGGAGCAGGGCGACAACGTCCGCAAGAACGCCGAGATACAGGCGCGCGTGGCCATGAACGCGCAGGACAACGAGACAGCCATGCAACTGGCAGCCGCAGAGATCGCGAGCGGTGAGAATTTCGCGGTCAGCACCGGAACAGGCATCAACCCCAACCCGTAAGGAAATACACATGAAGAAAGACACAAATCCCAGCAAGGGCAAGCCCGCAGGCGGCATGACGGCGGAGAACACCAACATGCACAAGCTGCTCAAGATGGGCCAGAACCCCAAGTTTGTAGCCTCAAACGGCAAGAAGACGCCCGCGTGAAAATTGAGGTGGTTATCCAGCGCATCGAGCGGGAGCAGTCGATACTCTCGCGCGAGGCGCTGGCCAAGCCAGCAGGCCGGGAGCCATTCGACTACGGCCGCGTCGTCGGGATGTACGCGGGCCTAGAGCAGGCGAAGCAGACCATACTGGCAATGTTCGATGAGAATGACCGCAAGAACTTTGATCTCTAACCTGTTGAAATAGGAGCACAAGATGCAGGACTACGCGATGAACAAGGTTGAGTTTGCCTACGACGGCGAGCTCGACGCATTTCCCGATATCGACCCCGGATTGAAGCCCTTCGGCAGCCGCGTGCTGCTGCAAATTCGCCGGGCGAAGTCCAAGACCAAGGGCGGCATCTTCCTCCCCGACGACGTGCGTGACACCGAGATGTGGAACACGCAGGTCGCCAAGGTGAGGGCCGTTGGCCCCTTGGCGTTCAAGAACCGCACCACGATGGAAACGTGGCCCGAGGGCTCTTGGGTGGACGAGGGCGCATACGTGCGCGCCCCGAAGTACGGAGGTGACCGGTGGTCGGTCGCAGCCGAGAACGGCGAAGAGGTGATCTTCGTTCTATTCAACGACCTCGACCTGAACGGCGAAATCACGGGCGACCCGCTCGCGATGAAGGCGTTTCTGTAAGTCGATCAGGCTGAAAGGAGCCGGTTATGAGTACGATTAAAGAGAATGACGACACCACCGACGAGCTGATCCCCGTTGAGACCCCGCTGGAAGAAACCGACGAGGCCGACGAGGCCGAGGACGGTGATGATGATGGCGACGCCCGCCTCGCGCAGAGCGAGGACGACAGCGAGGATGACATCGCGGCGGGCAACGACAAGCGGCGGAAGCGCCGAGACCGCCAGCGCCGGGCCAAGGACGCCACGAAGCAAGAGCTGGACTACTTCCGCCAGCGCTCCGAGGAGCTGGAGCAGCGCCTCTCGGCCGTGGAGAGCCACGCGGCCGGCGCCAACGTGCAGACCATCGCGGGGCGCCTGAACAAGGCGCTCCACGACGCGGAAATGGCCAAGCAGATCATCGCGGCTGCGGTTGAGGCCGGCAACGGCTCCGACGTCACGCAGGCGATGGAGATCCGCGACAGCGCCATGCGGGAGGCGCAGCAGCTCGCGGCCGCCCACCAGCAGATGACTGCGGCGCAGCAGCAGGCCAGCCAGCCGCGTGCCGACCCCAGCGTCACCAACTTCGCCAAGCAGTGGCTGGCCGCCAACCCGTGGTATGACCCACAGGCTCGGGACCGCGACAGCGCCCTGACCAAGGCCATCGACAACGAGCTGGCCGCCGAGGGCCTCAACCCCGGCACCAGAGCCTACTGGGAGGAGCTAACCGATCGCGTCGCCGACGCGATTGGCACTACCGGGAAACCGGCGCCGAGCGGCAGTCGCCGCAAGGCTCCGCCGACCGGAAATACGCGCGAACATGCGCCGCCAAGCACCCGCCGAGAAATATATGTGACACCGGAGCGCAAACAGGCTATGGAGGAGGCTGGAGTGTGGGATGACCCCACGCTCCGCCAACGCTATCTGAAGGCGTATCAGGCGTATGACACTGGCTCGGCTCGCTAACACAAGGAGTGAGACACCATGACGAATACAAATGAAGATGTACGGCTTCGGAACGATAACATGGGCGCAGTTGGTCGCAGGGAAACGCGGCGGACACAGGACCGACAGGTCACTGAGGACCGCAACGTAACCGACGCGGATCGGCTGGAGATGTTTAGGAACGCGCTGTTTAACGACGCACTGCCTGACTTGCCGGATATACCCGACTATCATGTGTGCTGGCTAACAACGACAAACCCGCGGGATCCCATCCACCGCCGCATACAGCTCGGATACGAGCCAATACGCGCAGATGAGATACCGGGTATGGAGTTCGCGTCGATCAAGACGGGCGAGTGGTCCGGCCTGATCGGTGTCAACGAGATGATCGCGTTTAAGCTGCCCCAGAGCCTGTATCAGGCATTCATGAGGGAGGCTCACCACGACGCCCCGTTGCGCGAGGAGGACAAGCTCGAGGAGACCGCAAACCTTATGCGGGATCAGGCAGAGCGGTCTGGCAGCCGGTTTATTGAGGGCGACGGTATGGAGGACATGCGTCACCACGTGGCCCAAGTAGGTATTTTCTCCTAATTTGGGCTTAATATCAACCCAATACAAGGTAAATGGACATGAGTACTACTTCTCAGCCGTTCGGCCTTCGTCCTTCATACTCGCCGAGCGGCACAACTCGACCCACCGCTTACTCGATTTTGACGGGCTACGCCGTTACTATACTACAAAACCAGCCGGTAAAAATCGGCACTAACGGAACCATCCAAGCAGCCGCCATTGGCGACCGCTTCATCGGCACGTTCCAAGGTGTTGAGTTCCTCAACAGCGACGGTAGACAGACTATCAGCAACAAGTGGACTGCGTCCACTGCTGGCACTGAAATCGTCGCTTACGTCACACTTGACCCCACCATTGTCTATGACGTTCAGGCAAATGGTTCGATTGCAGTGACGAACATCGGCGCGCAGGCGGATTTCACTACTATCGGAACCGGATCGACCACCACGGGTCTTTCGGCGATGATGCTTGACACCGCCACGCTGACGGACAGCGGTAATGCGCAAGTGCGCATCATCGGTCTATCCCCAGCACCTGACAACGCTTTCGGCGACAGTTTCACGATTGTTCAAGTTCAGATTTCTGAGCATCAGAACATCGCTGACCGCGCCGCTTACTAAGGAGGGCTTGAACAATGGCTAATCCGATGCGGAGTACTGACTTCCGCTCCATCGTCGAGCCGATCCTGAACGAAGAGTTCAACGGCATCTACGATCAACGCGCCGATGAATGGTCGCAGGTCTTCAAGGAGTTCAAGGGCATCCCCCGGAACTACCACGAAGAGCCTGTCCTGTTCGGCTTCGGCGCTGCTCCCGAACTGCCCGACGGCATGCCGGTCACGTATCAATCAGGCGGCGTACTGTTCATTCAGCGCTACCTGTACAAGGTCTACGGTCTGGCATTCGCCCTGACCAAGGTTCTTGTCGAAGATGGTGACCACATCCGCATCGGCCAGACGTACGCACGTCACCTCGCCCAGTCGTTGATTGAAACCAAGGAAACCCTTGGCGCCAACATCCTCAACCGTGCGTTCAACAGTGCGTATGTTGGCGGCGACGGCGTGTCGCTGGTGAATACCTCCCACCCGATCGCCACCGGCACCTTCTCCAACCAGCTCTCGACGGCCGCAAACCTGTCGCAGACCTCGCTGGAGCAGTTGCTCATCCAAGTCCGCAATGCGGTGGACAACAACGGCAAGCGCATCCGCCTGACGCCGAAGAAGATCGTTTCTGGTCCTTCGAACGTGTTTCAGGCAGAGGTTCTGCTGAAGTCCGCACTGCGCGCTGGCACTGCAAACAATGACGTCAACCCAGTGAAAAGTATGGGACTTTTGGACGACGGGCAGGCCAACCTCTCGCGTATCACCTCGACCACCGCATGGTGGCTTGAGACTGACGCGCCCGAGGGTCTGAAGCTCGCGATGCGTCGCGGCCTTGAGAAGAGCATGGAAGGCGACTTCGAGACTGACAGCATGCGGTACAAGGCCACTGAGCGTTACGCGTTCGGCTGGACGGATCCGCGCGGTGTCTACGGCACGGCTGGGATTTAACTGGATCGGGGGGCTTTGCGGCCCCCCGGTCTTCTCTTGAAAGGAGAAACAGATGTCTCAGACTACTTGGACAGGCCCTCTGGCCTCCGGCGACAAAAACGCCGGTGTGTCAGGCGGACCCAACATCGGCCTTGCGGTTCTGTCGCAGACCGTGTTGATCGACGTAGGTGCCACGCTGGTGCAGAACGGCAGCGTTAATCTGCCGTACGACAGCCAGATTGTGGACATCCTTGTTGACGTGCTTACGCAGTACGACAGCGCCACCTCGGCGACTTTGTCTGTCGGCACTTCGACGGGTAACACCGCCTACGCGAGCGGCGTTAATGTCAAGACGGGCGTCCGCGTCCTTCCGACGTTTACCGCTGCCCAGCTCGCGGCGATGGATGACATCGGCACGAACGGCACTGTGGTCGCCACTGTAACGTCGGTGGGCCAGCCCACCGTTGGTCAGGTGCGCGTCACTTACCGCTACGTGCAGACGACCGCACAGGACTGATGACTATTCGCGAAAGCGATGGTATAGAGTGGGGGTCGGCGTAACACCCGGCCCCTATTTTTTAAGAAGGGACGCTTCATGGCGGACGCAGTAGCAACACAGACCCTGTTTGATGGCGAGCGTATGGCCATCATGAAATTTACGGACATCTCCGACGGCACGGGCGAGGCCGCCGTGCTCAAGGTTGATGTCTCAGCCCTCACCGCAAGTTCCTTCGGCAAAGCCTGCGACGGTGTCACCATCGTCAAGATACACGTATTCACCCACGGCCTCGAGGTAGATATGCTTTGGGATGCGACGGCGGACGTCCTGATCACAACGATCCCCCAGAACACCATGTACTCAATGGACCTGACGCAGTTTGGCGGTTTTTGGAACAACGCGGGCGCGGGCAAAACGGGCGACATTATGTTCACGACCCGCGATGCGAGTGCGGGCGACACGTACAGCATCACCCTCGAGATGGTTAAGTCTTACGCAGACTGACACGCGTCACACACTACAAGGCGGACGAAATGTATAACACCGGCATACCCCTCGGCGCCCCGCAGATCAGGGAAGATAACTCGCTCGGCGCGCAGAGCCCTTTCCGGGTTCCCGGCATGGGAAATATGATGCCGGGCAACCCACTCGCTGGCGGTCAGAACCCGCTCGCGGTTCCCGGCATGCAGCCGCCCATGCAGCCGCCCATGCAGACGCTCCAAGGTGCCCCGCAAGGCATGCAGGCGCCCATGCAGACGCCCGACCTGCTCGCGCTGCTGGCCATGCTTGGCAACCAACCCGCCCCCGGCATATTGAGCGCCCCGCCTGCTCAGATGCCCATGCGCGACAATCTGTTTCAGCGGTACGGCATCCCTGCGGCTAGTCCCGCTCAACTCTACGGGTAGGATACTGCGTGATGGCAATGAACGATAAAACCAAGAAGGAACTAGCGAAGGATGGCGGCGGTGGTGGCCTCGGCTCTCTTGGCGGGTATAGTATGCCTTCCGGGGGCGGTGGTAGCGCTGCAAACCAGCGTATATCGTCCTCCAATATGCCCAACAATAGTGGCCCCAGAATAAGTTTAGGTGGTATCTCATCCCCGGTTGGTACTGTCTACGGAGCTAGCGGTATTCCTGTAGGTGGGGGTAGTGCGTCCTTCGGCGTAAACCCTCTTAAGGGGGGTAGCGTAGGCGCTAATTTAAGAATACCTCTTGGAAGGGCCAAGGGCGGCACCGTCAAGAATACGGCCGAGGGCGGCTCAGTTGCCTCCAAGCGCGCCGATGGCCGCGCTACCAAGGGCAAAACCAACGGGCGGTGGAGCTGGTGACATGACGTCTGCTTGGACACGCAAGGAAGGCAAAGACCCTACGGGTGGCTTGAACGCCAAGGGCCGCGCCTCGCTGAGGGCGCAGGGCCAAGACATCAAGCCACCCGTGAGCGCCAAGCAGGCCGCGAATTCACCCAAGGCGGCCGCTCGCCGAAGCTCCTTTTGCGCCCGCATGGGCGGCATGGAGGGCCCCATGACGGACGACAAGGGGAAGCCCACGCGCAAGGCGCTGGCCTTGCGCAAGTGGGACTGCAAGGCGCAGGGCGGCTTGGTCGAGGGCTACGCCGCAACTACGCGCGCCAAACGCAAGGCGACTGCCGCCGGCAAGCAGTTCTCCAAGCAGCCCAAAAAGGTTGCAGAAAAGACCGTTAATTTTCGTGTGAAAGGATAACACAGTGGACGGCTTCAAGGATACAACGCGCATGCGCGACATGGAGGGCGGCTCTTGTTTTGCCCACGGCGGCGCGGTGAAGGCCCCAATGAAGAAACGCTACGGCGGCGACGTCACGCGCGGCGCCGTTGATCGCGGCAACCGCATGTCCGCAGAGGAGGCCGGCGAGAGCCGCATTGCCACCGAGCGAGCTCCGCGCCGGGCCCCACGGCCGGCGCCCAGCCCGCAGCGAGCCGGTGCGGCCGAGCCGACCAGCGCCCTGTCGCGCAAGCTCTCCGTGCTGCCCTCGGAGCGGGGCGAAATGGGTCGCGGCCCTGCGGGCGCGAGTTACCGCAACAATCCACTGATCCCCGACGTGATCGAAGGGCCCCTGCGCCGCGCGGGTGTTCTCAACCGCAAGGCTGGTGGCCTCGCCACAATGCCGCGCAACAAGAAGTAAAGGAACACTGATATGGCAAACGCACTTTACCCGAAGTGGAAGGAGCAGCTCCTCCAGTTCACGGCGAACAATAATGTGTCCGCAGGCACCGTCAAGGTGGCCCTGATTGACACCGGCACGTACACGTACAGCTCTGCGCACCAGTTCTACTCCTCCGCATCGGCTGCGGCGGTGGGAACTCCGCAGACGTTGGGCTCGAAGACGTTTACCAACGGCGTGTTTGACGCGGCCGACGTGACGTTCACGGCGGTCACAGGCGCGAGTATTGAGGCTCTGATCATCTGGATCGACACCGGAAGCAATGCCACGTCGCCATTGGTTGCGTACATCGACACGTCGGTGACCGGCCTGCCCGTGACACCCAACGGCGGCGACATATCGATCGTGTGGAACGCATCGGGTATTTTCGCGCTGTAAATACTACTGCGTGGAGATTAACGCATGGCCTTGGTTCTCGCTAATCGCGTGCAGGAAACGACCACCACTACCGGCACCGGCACGATAACTCTTGCTGGCGCTGTTAGTGGCTTTCAGTCGTTCGCGGCTATCGGTAATGCCAACACGACCTACTACACGATCACCAGCGGCACGGCTTGGGAAGTCGGCATTGGCACCTACACACTTGCAGGCACACTACTGGCGCGTACAACGATCCTGTCGTCAAGCATAGGTGGTGGGGCAATCACCCTTGCAGGCACCTCGAATGTCTTTGCCACTTACCCGGCTGAGAAGTCGGTTAATCTGGACGCCTCCGGTAACGCGACGGCGCTAGGCACAGTTGCAAGCGCCACTCTAACGAGCGCCACAGGTCTACCACTTACGACGGGTGTAACGGGAACGCTGCCAGTAGCCAACGGCGGCACCGGGCAAACAACGTACACCAACGGCCAGCTTCTGATCGGCAACACTACAGGCAACACGCTAACCAAGGCTACACTGACTGCAGGTACTGGCATAGCGATCACTAATGGCACTGGGACAATTTCCATCGCAGCAACAACCAGCGGAACCGTTAGTTCGGCCTCCGTTGTTTCCGCCAACGGTTTTGCGGGTACGGTAGCCACTGCCACCACCACGCCAGCCATCACTATGTCAACGACGGTCACTGGCGTCCTCAAGGGCAACGGCACCGCTATCTCAGCCGCAACTGCAGGCACAGACTACGTTGCGCCCGGCGCGTACACGACCAGCGGCCTCACGATGGCTACCAGCCGCCTGCTGGGACGCACCACAGCCCTCACAGGCGCAGCACAGGAGATCAGCGTTGCTGGTGGATTGACGCTATCCGCGGGCGTCCTCACAGGCACATCTGGCACAGTCACCTCTGTCACTGGAACAGCGCCAGTCGTTTCTAGCGGGGGCGCAACCCCAGCCATTAGTATGGCAGCGGCCACGACAGCCGTCAGCGGCTACCTGACCAGCACTGATTGGACCACATTCAACAACAAAGGTTCTGGCACCGTCACCAGCGTCGGCTTTACCGGCGGCATTGTTTCGGTTGCCACAGCTACAACCACCCCGGCGCTCACTGTCGCGGGAACATCTGGCGGTATCGTTTATTTCTCAAGCGCCACGACGTGGGCAACCTCGGCTGCTCTCGCTGCCAGCGCAATTGTTCTAGGCGGAGGTGCGGGCGTGGCTCCTGCCACTACCACGACCGGCACAGGCGTCGTCACGGCTCTTGGTGTTGCCGTAGGTTCTGCGGGCGCTTTCGTCACCTTCAACGGCGCTCTGGGAACCCCGTCCAGCGGCACAGTCACCAACCTCACGGGTACAGCCTCCATCAACATCAACGGCACCGTGGGTGCCACCACAGCAGCCGCAGGCTTATTTACCACACTCGGTGCTTCCGCCGCAGTTACTCTTTCACCGGCAAACGCCAACGTAGTGCTGTCGCCTACTGGCACTGGCGTAGTAACCATCAGCCCCGCTACCGCTGGCACAATCAACAATATGTCCATTGGCGCGACAACGACAAGCACAGGCGCATTTACCACACTTGCAGCGTCTTCGACCGTCAGCGGCACGGGCTTCAGCACTTACCTTGCCTCGCCTCCCGCCATCGGCGGTACGGCTGCTGCTGCTGGAACTTTTACAACGCTGACCGCTACTGGCGCAGTGGCCCTAAGCCCAGCTAGCCTTAACGTAGTGCTATCACCTACTGGCACTGGCGTAGTAACCATCAGCCCCGCTACTGCTGGCACAATCAACCGCATGTCCATCGGCGCTACAACGACAAGCACAGGCGCGTTTACAACGCTGACAGCAAGTGGCGCAGTTACTCTTTCTCCGGCAAGCGCCAACGTGGTTATGTCGCCTACTGGCACTGGCGTTGTGACCATCAGCCCCGCTA